TATGACTGTGTTAGAAACTTGCAAAGCCTTAAATGAGGCGTTCCAAGCACTCGGCGTCACCCCCAAGCCGAGGTTGCCGGAGGAGTCAAACACCAGCCCAGACCCACTCGTCACCACCTTGCTGCCATCCAGGTACAGCACGCCATTGGCGGTGCCTAGCGGCAACTCCACCGCACGCGGAAAGGTGTAGGTGTCCGACGCACCAGGAGCGCGTAGCTGTGGCGTGGCGGTGTCAAGGGCGATGACTTCAAAAGCGGCCATGATGAACCTCAGATTGGGTTGTACGCAGCACCAGTGCTGGACAGAACTGTTTCGACAACGTAATAGCTTGTGCCGTCGCTAGACTTGACTTCCTCGTCAACGCTGTACGGCGTTCCGGCACTTGTCAGCACAATCCACGGCGGACCCGGATTGGGCGAGGCCAAATCCGTTGCCAAGCTGACAATCGTTCCAAGGCCGATGGATATTCCGTTGCGAATGGGAATGCCAAAAAACGGCATATCAAGCCCCGTTATTGAATGTTGATGGGCTTGGCGTACACGGTTCCGTTGCTGCCAATCTGGATGGCGCTAACGCGCCACGGCGCACCCGTGCCGCCCGGAACTTTAAACGGAATCGGCGTGTTGGCCGGAATGGGCGTGGCAGATGTTGTGGCCGTAACGCCTTCACCAACAACAACATACGCCGCAGTGGTTGACCACACAACAACACCTTGCGGGCCTGCTGGCCAACCCGTCGTGCTGCCAGCGGTGCCGGTGTAAGAGGCGGTTTGCGCGGCAAAAACCGCATCAGACATGGGGTTCAAGAGTTCCACAGTTGGCTCCTTACGCCAAGAATTTTAGCTTGTACAGGGTGCTGTAGAACAGCGCCAAAATCTCGTCAATGATGTTTTGCAACGGCGTGCATTCCTTCTCAACGACATCGTAACGGGTGTCCATGATGGTCTGCACCATGTCCTCAAGGAACTCCACCACGTTGTTTGTCTTAACGGCCTGCTGAAGTTCCACCGCACCAATCAGGCCGTATTTGCCCTGATACGCCTCGGCAAAATTGTCTGCCAAGTCAATGATCTGGTCGTAGAACTTGGCCAGCGCCTTGTGCTTGGCGTACGAACGGGTGTTCAGATGCACGCTGTGCGTGACATCACGCGCCAAGAACAGCTGCCCGATGAACTTCTCGCAACTCATACTGGCATCCCCTGTGGTGCAGCCGTGGGCATCTGGCCCTGCATGGCAATCGACATATCGCCCACGGTAGCAATGTCACGCATCGTCTGCATGATGATCTCTTGCACCTGTTCCGGCGTCATGCCGGTCTGCACGGCTTGCAAACGGCGCGTCTCGGCCTCGTAGGCTTTGATCTCGGCGTCGGACTCGGCCTTGAACACGTCCACGCGCATCTTCTGCGCTTCCATCGACTGCTGAACGTTCTGCAACATCTGCTGCATGGCCTGCATCTCTTGCGTCAGCACCTGAATCTGCTGGTTCGCGGCCTGCAACGCCGGGTCGTCCTGATCCTGTAGCAGTTTCGGGTCAATCGTCTTGCGCAGGCGTTCAGCCAGTTCTTCCGCGCCAGGCCAGTCCATGTTCTTGACAAACAAGTCGCCAGCCACGGCCCACAGCTGCGGCGAACCTTGCAGGATCTGCGACATGGCGTCCATCGCCTCTTGCCGCTTCGTCAGGTACGACGGGCCGGTGGTGACCACAACGTCGTATCGGCCGACGCCGGGGTTGTAGATCTTCTCGATGGTGACCCCGTTTTGGTCCTTCAACTCGCGCACCGGTTCCGGCTGCATCGGGTTGATCTTGGCCATCGTTGTCTGACCGTCCATGCCAATGATCCGCGCCACACGTTGCGTGTCGTAAATCTTGGGGATCATGTCGATAATTTGACGCGTCACATGCCGTATGGCCCGGGCCAGGTTATCCACATAGTGGTAGGTTCCGGTATCGCTCTGAGCCTGACGAGCCAAAATAGCGCGGCCCGATCGTTCGTTGGAAGTCGCGCCGAGGGATGGGTCGTACTGGCCCGTAGTTGCCTTGATGTCGTCAGCGGCGCCCATCTTGGCGGCGATAAGCCCTTGCTGCGCCATCGGCGGCTGCGCTCGCTGAGGAAGCGGGAAAGAGTTTCCGGCTCCATCTGTGGCATCAGGGTTTACCTCCAGATACGGCCAGTTCTGCGTGTTGGCCGTTTTCCACTGGTTCTCGTAACCCTCAAACTGGCCGCCGTACCCGATAAATGGCGCCTTCGGTGCCAACGCCAGCATTTCGGCTTCCTGCGATACCCAGTAGTTGTACATGCGCTGGGCGTCTTTGGCGTTGCGCACCAGGCCCGAGATGTGAATCTCACCATCCACCTCAAACTCGTTGCCCACCACGCGCACCACAGGGATGTACTTTCCAACCCAATCCCGCTCCTCCAAGACCTCAAAACCGTTGGTTTTCATCCACTTTACAATGCGCTTAGACGACTCCCGCGTCCGCAGGGGCTCCATGCCCATCGCTTCCATCTGGCGGGCCTCAAAAGAGCCGGCAAACGCCGTCAAGCCGCCAGGATAGAGGTTCAGCGTGGCGCGTTCCTCGTCGACGTAAAAATACTCGGCAATCCGCACCGTGTTTTCGTTCAGCCAGTACCCCATCGACGCATCGCCCACGCCCTGCGTGCGCAGCGTCGTGATCGGCGTGGCGTCGGGGAACATCCGCTCGAACTCGTCGACAGTAATGTCCTGCGTGATAAAACAGTACCGCGCATCCGACCCGCAGGGGTCTTGGATCATCGGGTCCATGTACACGCTAAACGCGTTGCGAATGCGGCCGATGCGGATGTCCTGATCGAACGTGTCCTCGTCGCAGTACTCCGTCAGCAGGCGGATATACCCCTCGCCGAACGTGACCTGATTGTCGCAAGCCGTGTCGTACGCCACGTCGGCGTCAGACATGTACTCAATGTGCCGCACAATGCCGTCAAAAATCTCGGCTACTTCGGGATCTGCGCGGTCGTCGGCAGGAATGACCTTGCCGCTGGGGCGATTCTGGCGCTGTTCGTTGGTGACGTTGCGAACGTGCTGCGGCAGCTTGTTGATCGTCAAACACGGCCTGGCGTTTACCGTCTGGCCCTGCACGCTGCCGCGCGTAGCGAGCACATCTTGCGGCCACTGCCAGTTGTTGTCTGGGCTGCCAGCCATGAACCGCAGGTCGTCCAGTTCGGCCTGCCGCGTGAGCGAAAACGCCGACTGCGCGGACTGCATCCGCGTGCGCATTTCTGCCAGCAGTTCAGACTTATCCGACCCGCCGTCGGCTACTCGCCGAGCCCCGTTGATGCCGTCGTCGCGTGCCATGTTACTTCTTGCCCTTTGCAGGCGCCTTGGCCGCACGCTGCGTGTTGTACGCAATCGCCACCGCCTGTTTCTGCGGCTTGCCGTGCGCCATTTCAGTTTTCACGTTCTTGCGAAACGCGTCTTTGGACGCGGATTTGACCAAAGGCATGTTACCTCCCTGGAATGACAGGCTGCGCGCGGCGCGCCAAATCCATTAGAACAGAAAATTCGGTGGCGTACGTCGGGTCGACGTGCGGCGGGGCGTCTGGCCATTTTTTGGTGCTATGAACAGTGTTACCCATGCCAAACGCGGGCAGTTCATCGTCAGAAGAACGATAGCCGCGCTGTTGTTTAAGCCAATCTGGCGCAAGTTTTTCGGCCGTTTTTGCTCTGTTATATTCTCTCAATCGCCAACCGGGAATGCCGGACACTTTGCGAACCATTTTTTCAAACGCATCAACAAATTGCTTTTGCACCGGCGACAATTCTTTGCCTTGGTTTTCTTGTTGTTTTAACTCATAATATTGGTTATTAATTTGAGCGTCGGCTGCATGAGTTAATTCATGGATAACCGTTGATGCTTCTCCACCAGACCGAATTGTAATTTTTCCAGTTTTAGGCAACGGCCCGCCAATCAACGGATTTTGGTGAAACATTCCTTTATAGGGGGCCATAAATTGAGTTTCAATTGGCGGCATCATTCGTCTTGCGGACAAATAATCCACCAATTCGCCGTATTGCGGAAATTGCGCCGCCCGATACAGTAAGTCTTGCACTTCGTCGGTTTGCCTAACCTTGCGAAACGCGTCCTTGGACGCCGATTTCACCAGAGGCATGTCATTTCCCCTTCGGTTTGGCCGTCTTGGCCGACTCACGGAAATCCTTGGCCGTCGGCGCGCCTTTGGCGCCTGGCTTGCGCATCTTTTCGCCGCTTCCGGCAGCAATGCGCTCGCGTTTGGCGTGAATATTGGCATAGAGACCGGGTTTTGTGGCCATTTTTACCTCGCGGTCAGCATTTCCAGCGCTTCAGCGCGGCTTTGGCGCGCTCGCCGTTTTCCGCTTTCGCGGCCACTGCACCCATGCGCCCGCAGAACGACTTTTTCCGAGCAGCGTCGGCCTCAGTCTTTGGGTTCGGCGCCGGCGCCTTGAGATTCGACCCCGTTTCGCGGTTGTACTTCTCGCGGCCCTTGGCTGTCAGGCCGGCGCCCTGCTTCGTGGGCAGCTTTTCGCCTCGACCAACGCTCAGAGACACTGACTTCGCCATGACAGACCCTCAGTGCGCCATCCACCCGGCCGACTGCGTGGCTCCTCCATGCGTCGTGACCACCCGGTGCTGGCTGCGCGGATTGTACTCCCTGTGCGCCACGGAAAACGCAAACGTCACTGCTAGTGCGTCAGCAGCGTCGGGCGACGCCAAACCCCGGGCCTTCATCTGCTCTTTCGTCTCCAGCGCAATCGCCCCAGACGAGTTTGGCCGAGTCCTCGGGCCGCACAGGTCCTTCTTCAGGTTCCTGTCGTCCTTGATCGACGCCGTGCGCAGCCACTGTTTCATCGCGCCCCACATCTCAGCCCGCTTGTTCTGGTACGCCTTTTGATCCTTGGCCTTCCAGCCAAAATTTACACCGCGCACCTTATACCGCTGTTCCAGCAGTCTGTCCAGCACGCCCGCGCCCAGGCCGCCTTCGTCAATCACCGTCAGCACCGGCCGGAAATCCTCGATCGCCTCAATGACGTGCCCCACCACCGTCATCGTGTCATCGCCCCGGAACCGCCGGACCTCCAACAAATCCCGCCCCCGGCGCGCCACAATAATTGTCGCGTCCGCCCCGTACCGCGCAGGGTCCACCCCCAGCACCACCGGCGCTTCCGGGTCGCGCATCGGCGGCCGCTTGCCGGCTTCTTCCACCAGCCCCAGCGGAATAAACTGATACTCATCCGCGCCGGGAAACTCGCCGTACACCTCGACCATTGCCTGCGGCGAATCCTCGCCGTACTCGTCAATAATCGCCTGGTACACGCCTTTATCGGTGTCCTCTACCGTTCTGGCGTCAATATTCTGCGTGCTCCAGAAGTTCCGCTTGGCGTTAAAACACTCGAAAAAGTACCCCGAATTCCGTCGCGGGTTACTGAACGCGCACCAGAATCTGTGCGGCGTATTTTCGGTGAAAAACCCGGCTGCCACGCTCCAGATACTGTCCGGAATACCGCTGGCTTCGTCGAACACAACCATCATGCCGTCGTCATTGTGCGCGCCAGCGTACGCGTCGGGGTTTTCCTCGCTCCAGAGTTTACCCTCCGCGCCCCAGTATCGCGTGCCTTTCTTCAGATCGCGCTCCACCAGTTCCGTCAGCCACTTCGCCGGCACGATTCGCGTGGCGCTAATCTCGAACCAGTGCGAGTTCATCAGCATCGCCAGCCACTTCGTGATCTCGGCCCAGGTCACGCTTCTGAGCTGCGCTTCGCTGTTCGCACTGACGATCACGCTCGCGCCAATCCGCGTCGAGAGCATCCACAGCACGAGCCAACTCACCAGCGCGGACTTCCCAATTCCTCGGCCGGAGGCCACCGCCAAGCGGAATACCTCGTAGAGGTCCCTGCTGCCGTTCTGCTCGATGTGCGTCCGTATCTTCCGCAGAATCTCCCGCTGCCACTTTCGCGGGCCGGTGCGCTTTTCCAGCGGCGTACCTTTCTCGCCCCAGGGAAACACGAACATTACGAACGCTTCGGGGTCGTCGCGTAGCTTCGCGCTCCACAGGCGCGACATCAGCGCCTGTTCTTCCTGCGGGGTGTATTTCGTCGTCTGCACGCAATTCCTCGGTTACACCGGGCCTTCGGCCATTTCCGTCAAAGCCTGCGGCCGCGCCAGCGTCGTCGCTATCGGCCGGCGGATCTCTACCGCATCCTCTATCGCTTCTGCCGCTTTCACGCGCTTCTCGGCCATTTCCAGGGCGGCAGTAATCGAAATCGATTGCGCGACATCCACCTGCACCTGCTGCTTCGCTACCCAATCGTGCCTGTGCTTCAGAAACTCCAGCGCCGCCTTCGAATCCCCGTTCTCGGCCGCCTCATACAGCGTCTTCGACATCGTCATCTCGCTGTCGGCTCTGCCCTTCATCTCCGCGATCTCCGCGATTGGGTCCATCAGCTTCAGCCGGGCCAACTCCACCGGCAGCAAACCCGCAGCCAGCGCAAGCGAATCGCCGCGCAGTCCCAGCTTCGCGCCTTCGTATATGCGCTCCAACGTCGCGGGCGTGGCCTTCAGCTCTCTGGCGGTGATGGGGAGGTCGCGGAACATTGCGGGAGTGTAATGCAGCGCAAAAAGAAAAAATTTGTCTGGGGGGTCCGTACCATTGACCGCCCGCCGCTCGGACCCCACCGGGGCTAGGGGTGGGGGGTCCGTTCGCGCCCCGAACACGTCCGGCCTGCCTCCCGGCGCCCGGCGTCGATCGCCCTGGCGCACCTGGGCGGCAGCGCAGCGCAGCGCCGATCCCCCTCGATCCCCGCGTCGACCTCGGTATCCGAGGGGTACTAGGGGCACCTCGCCGACTCCTGATCTTGAGGGGTACTAGGGGCACCGGGTTCGGAGGGGTTTTGCGCCGACCTCTGGTGGGCATGGGGTACTGGGGGCACCGGCACGCCGGTGGGCAGTGGTACCCCTCGGTACCCCTCGGTACCCCTCGGTACCCCTCCCTTTACTACCAGCTCGAACAACACGTTCGCGTTTGTGATGGCTTTAAACAGGGGTACTAGGGGCACCCAGAGGGAAACCGCGTTTTCTCTGCTGACCACCACATTCCGCCTCCAGAAGGGGCACCTACTGCGGTACCCCTCGCTCCGCCTGGAAGCTGTAAGGTTCGCGTCAGGATTGGGCGCGATGATCCCTGTGTCGCGCCAGGGGGCGCACACACTGCGGGCGATAGACCCGCGATAGGAGTAGACGATGAACAATCCGTACCGTGCGATCCTGCGTGATCGCGGGCTGGCGTACCGGCCGATCCTCGGCGAGGCATCGGCCAAGACCGTGAAGGGTCAGCGTATTGGTTACCTGACTGGCATTTGCTATCTGGTGCCCGATGAAGAACTCTGCCCGCTCGCCAAGCTTGCTGGCTGCATGGCTGGCTGTTTGCGCACGGCTGGCCGTGGCGCGTTTGACAGCGTGCAAGCTGCGCGTGCAGCAAAAACCGCGTTTTTCCGTGCGCATCGGGAAGCGTTCATGCTGTCTCTGGCAGCTGACGTGTGGGCGCTGGCTCGGCGCGCCGAGCGTATGGGGATGCTGCCGCTCTGCCGGCCAAATGGCACGTCAGATATCCCGTTCGAGAATATCCCGGTAATTGACGGGAAGACGATATTCCAATTGTTCCCTGACGTGCAGTTTTACGATTACACCAAACACCCGTCGCGCAAGCTTGAGGGAAAGACTGCAGGCAACTATGATCTGACGTATTCGTTTTCGGCTGTGACACCTAAAAATGTGTCGATCAAGGGTCTAGTAAACCCAGCCAATCGCCGCACGGCCGTTGTTTTTGATCGGCGAGAAAACATCCCCGCCACGTTTCGTGGCTGGCCAGTAGTTGACGGAGACGATACCGATGTCCGGCATATCGAACCCGCGCGCGTTGTTGTCGCGTTGTACGCCAAGGGCCGCGCACGGTCGGACACTTCCGGGTTCGTGCAGATCAAGGGTCGCGACTACTGACCGATCGTAGGTTTACGCGCCGAGTGTCGGCGCGTATGCGTGCGATTGGCACGGATAGGAGATAGACATGGAAGACGTCCCCCTGACCCTGCGCGATCTGATCGCCGCTGTTCTGATCGGTCTGGTGCTCGGCGCGCTGATCGGTTTCGGCCTGTAAACCTGACGGAGAAGCGAAGATGAAAACTGCCTACACAACTCCTTGGTTTGCCTCAAAACTGGATAGGCCCCAGCCGCGCCCCTGGTTTGTTATTCGTCGCGTGACGGAATCCGGATGGGAACAGGTATACACAAACGACGGACCTATTGCCAGATTTGAAACCGAAGAAGAAGCGAAGGCGGCCGCAGATAAGGCGAATGCGGAAAACTACGTAAGCCGCCTGTCAGCCTAGCCCCCGACACTAACCCCGCGCCGATGCTGGCGCTCACACTGGAGATAGACATGACCCTTACCGCCCAAGTAATCGAAGCGCTACGCGCAAATGGTCACGCCATTGACACCGAGGTGCACAAAGTGCGCTTGACGCAAACGCCGAACATGTGGCCGCTAAACGGCTCTGTTCTTGTTGACGGCCGCGTGGCTTTTGACTACTTTTGCCGCGCACATGGTGGCGGTGTTGACGTTTGCGTGGCGGAGTAAAACGTGGCCGAACTTTTTGAACTGCGCATCTCGACAAGAGAAAGCTATCTTGTGCAGATCGTTGAGGTTTGCAAGCCGCGAAGCAAACACGATCAAGAAACGCATCGCGTGCAGTTGCTTGGCGGCGGCATCGTTCGGGTCTGCGAAAGTCAACTCAAGCCCTGGCCAAAGCGCCAAGAACAAGTGAGGCAATGATGGATGAACTTGAACTACTGCATGTTTTGGCTGTAGGTGCCGGCGCAGAAGAGGCTTTTTTGCGCTTGGTTAGAGACGCTGAGCGCTATCGTTGGTTGACTGGAGATAGAACGATGAACACCGAAGCCCGCGATGAATGCCTGCAGATGACCCGCGTCAAGAATGACGTCAACGGCAACCCGCGCCACGTTGTCCATTGGCTCGGGCTTGAGCCTGCAACCCCTGCCGGCTTGGACATCTCGGCCCGATATGACCGCGTGGTGCGCGCCGCGCGCGCTGCTGGCGGCCGAAAGTTCCATACGCGCCAGTACGACGGCGGCGTCGTGTTTCAGGCCTACGCCTGCGAGATGCCCGAGCGCGTGGCATGCGTCCGCGCGCTGCTGGCGTGACCCTCGGAGATATGACGATGAAACCCGGATATTATCTCGTCACCCCCGACGGTGAGCGCCGTTTCATCTCTGCGCGCGTCGACCCTGCGGCCTTGGATCGCATGTGCGATCGTTATCTGACGGAATCCACCGGCTGGAATTACTGGGTGGATCAATGCGCAGGCCTGACAATCGACGGCCGCTCGGCATGGGTCAACCTCGATCAGTCCGATCGGTTCTACGACGCCATGATGCGCGCCGATGGGGCTTTCGCGTGACCCCGACCCCGACCCGGCCTGCAGAGCCCCTCAGAGGCCCCGTGTGGCCTTTTCCGCCCCGCCTGCTGGACTACCCCAGCCAGCCCCCTGGCGCACGCCCTGCGCCGCGTTACAGCCCGCCGCCGCCGGATATTCCGGTGGCGCTTTTCTGAGGATTTGCCTTATGCCTCTACTGTTCAAAAATCTTGAACGCCCGCCAAACGACTTGGCGCGCGGCCTCGCTGCTGCTGCTGCGGTGTTCGACCGCGCCGACGTCTCGCCCGAGGTCGCGCACCGACACGCCCTGCTGCGCCGCGACGGGCTGATTTTCTCGCCGCCCTTGGTGCGGCTCTGGTACGCCGCAGAGGACGCCGCCGTGCGCGCTGCCTGCGGCTCTTGGCGCGATGCGCCGCTCGCGGCTGCGTTGGAGTGGGAGGCATGAAAGTTTTGATCGCCTGCGAATATTCCGGCACCGTGCGCGATGCGTTTATCGCTGCCGGCCACGATGCGATGTCGTGCGATCTGCTGCCGAGCGAGGCGCCTGGCCCGCACTATCAAGGTGACGTGCGCGACGTGCTGCACGACGGCTGGGATCTCATGATCGCGCACCCGCCGTGTACTTATCTGGCGGTCAGCGGGATGCACCGCACCGCGCGCGGCCTGCGCAATCCTCAGTTGACCGAGGATGCGTTGGACTTCGTGCGCCTGCTGCTGGCGGCTCCAGTGCCGCGCATCGCGCTGGAGAATCCGGTATCGGTCATCTCGACCCGCATACGACGGCCAGACCAGATCATCCAGCCGTGGCAATATGGGCACGATGCGTCGAAAACGACGTGCCTATGGTTGAAGGGTCTGCCCGCCCTGCGGTCCACGCAAATTGTGGAGCCTCGCATCGTCGACGGTCGCAAACGCTGGGGCAACCAGACCGACAGTGGGCAGAATCGGTTATCACCCAGCCCTGACCGATGGAAGCGCCGCAGCGCGACTTATGCGGGCATCGCTGCGGCAATGGCGGCTCAGTGGGGGTGCCTATGATCGCCGCGATGCTGGCGATCGGGATAGCCCTGCTGCTGGCCCTTCTACTGGACCTATAATGCAAACGCCGGCCCGCGTGGCCGGTCGTCTGTCTCCTCGGGCACGAGCCCGTTCTGCCCCCGGTTGAGTCCGTCTCCCGGGGGCGTTTTTTCACTCCGCGCGCCGCAGTTCGTGGACCGTGGCCTTCGTCGGCCCGAGGGTTTCCAATATCCTGCGGATCTCGCTGCGGTTATGCCCGTACTTTTCCAGCGTCTCCGGACTGCACAGAATGTGCTTTTTCACGCTATGTTCGGCTTTCGTTCGGATCTTGCCTAGGTCGAGCCATCCAGCGTGCTGCGCCGCGACGTAGAGCGACTGGATCGATATCTTGTGCTGCTGCTGCTGCTCTTGCAGCGCATCAACCAGCGGCTGCCACGGACCCATCACGGCCCCAGGCCGGAACGGCCCGACGCGGTCCCGCATGGCCTGCGCTAGCAGCGCCTCGCCAGGCGATAGCCCGCCTTCGAGCATCACCGCCTTGGCGTCCGTCATCAGGGGCCGCTCGCCAGGAGCAAAGGCTGATACATCGCGCTGACGCAGCCAATACGCCACGTGATCCAGGCCGCCGGACTCGTACCACGCCCACAGGCGTTTTGCATCCTCCTGCGGCAGGATTCCCGCCTCGGACCATAGGACCATCCACCGCCGATCGTCGGCGCTGAGCGACAGAGAAACCCGTTCGTTGCTGAACCCGAGCACGCTCAGACGGTTGATGGCAGGGTACGGGTGGCGCCCCTTCTCGTTGATCGAGAAAACCTCCGGTGGCGCTGCCAATAGGGGCTTGAGCTTGTTTTCCAGTGCTCTGCGATCCGCGAGCGCGGGCTCCCGCAGTTCATTTAGGACGCAGACCTCGGACAATAGGTGATAGTGGAAATTCGACTGGATTTCCTCGGTCGTGACTGTCCTGACGTTCTGCCACCCGCGACCGCCGACCGCGTACAGGAACGGCACCCAGAGGGTGTCTTTGCCGCTGCCCTGCCTACCGCCGTGCAAGATGCCGTGGTTAATCTTTTGCTCTGGATGCTGGACCTTGAAGGCCATCCAGTTGAGGCAGTGTTCGCGCTCCTGCTCGTCGGGGACCATCCGCTCGCAGTGCTCCAGCCACATAGAAACGTCGCCAGGTATTCCCGCAGGCCTGCCGTCGCGCCAAGTATTGCCATACACGTCGTCTTCGTGGCCGACGAAAACACCCTGCCCAGGCGCGTAAATCAGGCCCGCGAGCGTGCGGCCCCGCATGGCAACCCGGTTTTCGTCGTAGGCCACGCTGGCCGTAACGCGGGGCGCGCCGCCGTTGCCGTTGACGTGGATGCTGAACAATTTGTGATGCCGATACATCGCGTCGAACGCCTTGCGCTCGACTAGCTTACGGCGCGCCATGTCAAAAAAGTCCGCGCTGGCCATTAGGAACGCGAACCGCTTGTACCAGTCTGCCGGCTCGAGGTTTTCCACGACGGCCTGATCGGTGTCCGGCCCGGGCTCGGCCTGCTCCTCGGGCTCCGGCCCCGCCGGTTTCGGCGTCTCGGGTTCCGGCTGCTGCGCGAACACGCTGGTGCGCGGTGCGATCCAAGCCCGCGCCTCGGCCCACGCCGCGAACCCGCTATCTGCAGCATCCCAGCCGTCAGGCATTCCCTGCGGGTCGATGATCTTGATCTCCGGGCAATGCGGCGCCAGCATCGCCGCCAAACGCTGCATCGTCTGGATGCCGGGTTCGTCGGCGTCTGGCCACAGCAGCACCTTGCGCCCGTGGACGTGCCGCCAGTCGGCGCGGTTCACTGCCTGCCCGCCACCGGGCCAGGTGCAGACGACGTAGGGCCCGCTGATCGCTGCCGCCGCGTCTGCGGATTTTTCGCCCTCGACTACAAGTACAGGATCACTATTCCGCGCCTCCAGTTCCTGCAGCCTGTATAACGGGCGCGGAACGGGCCACTGGCCCATGCCCCAGGCCTGCCCGTCGTACGTCCACGGCACGATCTGCTTTCGCTGCCCAGGCGGGTCGTAGCGGGCGACGTAGCCGAGGGTTTCGCCGTTGCCGTCGAAGTACGTCCAGCGGGCGCTCGGTGCGCCGTAGGCTGGGTGGACGCACTCACAGTCCGCCACGGCCTCGGGAACGGGCGTCACGACCGTGCGGGCGGGTTTCGTCGGTTTCGTCGGTCGCGCTGGCGCTGCTGCCGTGCTGCCGTCGTCTAGCTCGCGGTACGCCTCGCCGGGCGTGAGTTCGTGGATCGCGGCGTATAGGCTGATGAGATCCCCGCCCCGGTCACTGGTCGCGAAGTCGGCCCACCGGCCTGACAGCAGGTTCACCGACAACGAGGTGCCCTCGCCGCCACTGAGGTCGCCACAGACCCACTCGTGGCCTCTGCGCCTGCCGCCGGGTAGCCACTGCGGGACGAGGGTTTCGCTGCCGAGAAGAAGGCGCTGGGCCAGTCCTGTGAAGTCGAGTTTCATGCGTCCCCCAGCAGTTTCTGCGCATCCTCAACACTGCGGCAAACTCCAGCCACGCCACCCGCAGCGCGGATCGACGCCAGGAATTCCTCCTGCCCAAGCCTCATGCGACCGGTGCGCGACTTGACCTCGATCGCCAGCGTGCGCCCGTCCTTCAGCGTGCCCATGATGTCGCTCATCCCGCGCTGCGTGTTGGCGCGGATGTAGCGCGTTGTGCCGTCCCGGTTCCGCTCCTGAAACGTGCCGCTGTTCTGCCGCCAGCACATTGCCACGCGCGGATGCCGCTTCAGCAAATACAGGATTTCCTTCAAAATCTCCGCTTCGCTCATCTGCCTCTGCTCTGCTGGCGCGGGCTCGCGCTTGGCCCGCTTCTTAGGCTCTGCCGGGATCGGCAGTTCACGCGCCGGTTTGCCGCTGAGTGCGGCGTATAGGTTTTCGGTTTTCTGGTTGCGGAGCATCTGCTCGCGCAGGGTGCGTCTGCCTCTTTCCGTCATGCTGCCAACCTCGCAAAAACACTGGACCAAATGTCGTCCGACGCACGGCGTTTACGGTGCAAGATGTTGCCGATCGTCGCGCGGCAAACGCCGAACTCCAGCGCCAAGCGCGACTGCGATTCGTCGCTGCGGGCCAGGATCTCCCGAACCTGATCGTCGGTCAGTTTGCGCCGACGCAGCCCGCTCAGACGGTTGCGCGCAGTCGTGGCCGCGCCCTTGACCTTACCTGCGGCCGAAGCCCGCTGCATCGCCGCCTTGCGGGTCGTCACACTCAGGTGCGCGGGATGCACGCACAACGGCGTGCCGCACGTGCAGGATGCCACCTTTTTGCCCAGCGGCCTGCCCGCCATCGCCTCGGCGATCGTGCGCCGCAGCGAGCGCGAGGCTTTTGTGTGTGCGCCAGTAGAGTCGTAGTGGCAGCGGGGCACTCGCGTGAACGCTGCGCAGGTCATGCCAGTCCAGATCAGGCACTCGCCTTCTTCCACGGTGCGGGTGAGCATCAGGTTTCGCAGCGCAGGCGGCAGTCCATCAATCAGTGCTTTCGTTTTCTTGTCCATGTCTGTCCTCGTCGTCGGGGCTCGCATCATGCCACCGTCGCCGCCGCTCGCAAAGCCCGCGTGGAATAGTGGGTTATTGCGTCGATTGTAGTTGACCTTCGTGGGTCATCGTGGCAACATTCGTCCGTCCCCAAACACAACAGGAGCAGACGATGAGAATCAGCCAAGCCTACTACGACCCCGACTACGGCCCGTACACGGGCCACCCGCACGATCCCCGCAGCGATTACGAGGACATCGACCTTGACTTCGAGGCAGCCAAGGACGACATGCTGAGGACGCCGCTGTTCGTCACCGACTGGCTCGCCCACGAATCGACGTGCGACGAGACGCCTGTCGACCTGACGGCCGTGCCGGCTGACCTCCAGCAGGCCACTGCCGATCAGCTGATCGCGTTGGTGTTCGCCGGCCACATCGACCGTATCGTGCCCGCAGTGTATGAGCTGCGCGTGCGCTATTTGCGGGCCAAGGACGGCGATATCACGTCGCGTGCTTGGGAGCGCTACGAGGACGAGATCAAGCGCGCCGATTTTGACGACAACCACTTTTGGTTCTGAAGGAGCCCACTGAATGAACGACATCGAATTGGCCAAAGAACTGGTGCGCGAGTTGAGTGCCTCGCTGGATCTGATGCTGGACATCAACAACGAAGCGGTTCAGGCGCTCATCAAGAGCCCCGAAACGCGCGACATTGGCAACGTGCTCGGCGAGAGGGCATACGACGTCTTGCAGTACTCGCTGCATCTGGAAGGCGACGAAAGGTTCCAGCAGTTCTACCCGCAGGAGGCCGCAGAATGAACCCGTATTCGCACCTCCGCGTCTGCGACGCGCGCGCCCTGGTGGACTACTACCGCCAGTATGCGCACGACCTGCTGCTGCTGCTGGCTAAGGCGACCGCGCTGCTGGAACAGTCCGGCCACGGCGACATGATCGCCGCCGGTCGCAGGATCGACCGCGCAGCCGGCCGCATTGAAGACGCGATCTACACCTCCGAGCAGGTAGACCAGGCCGAACTCGCTGATCGCGAGGGATGGAAGGAGGGCACGCGATGATCCTCGAAACCGCAGACCAGCGCTCTGACGACTGGTACGCCGCCAGGTGCGGCAAGGTCACCGCATCCCGCTTCAAGGACGCGATGGCCCGCAAGAAACCGACCGAAGCGCAGGCTAAAAAGGGGCTGCCAGGAGATCCCACCCAAGCCCGAAAGGATTACCTGACAGAACTGGTTGTCGAGCGCCTGACCGGTCACGCGATCCAGAAGTTTACGACTGCCGCCATGCTCTGGGGCACTCAGCAGGAATTTGCAGCGCGTGCCGCGTACGAGGCCCACACGGGCATCGAGGTCGAGGAAACGGGCTTCGTCGCCCACGACGTCCTGCTGGCCGGCTGTTCGCCTGACGGCTTGGTGGACTGGGACGGCCTGATCGAGATTAAGTGCCCGTACAACAGCGCGGTCCACATCGAAACGCTGCTGGGCGGTATGCCTGCGGATCACATGCCGCAGGTTCAGGGCCAGATGTGGATCACTGGCCGCCAGTGGTGCGATTTCGTGAGCTACGACCCGCGTATGCCCGAGCCGCTGCAGCTGTACGTCCAGCGCATCCCCCGTGACCCGGCGTTTATTGCCGACCTCGAGCGCCAGGTCACATCGTTTCTCGCAGAGGTCGGCGAAAAAGTCGAGGCGCTGAGGCGTCTTGCGGAAGGAAAAAAATGAGCGACAAGAAACGCACCTACACGCGCGTGATGAAGGTCTGGACCGTGATGGACGCGGAGGGCAACGAGCGACTGGTCCGCGCCTACACCTCGGCCGATGTGCTGCGCCACGTCACGCCGCAGTTCGTAATCGCGCCCGCCACGCACGACGACATCATTTCGCTGATGGCTGCCGGAGTGATGGTGGAAACCGTGGGCCTGCCCGAGGCCGTCCCCGCCGACGAACCCGCCGGCCTGACTGACTGATCACCACAGGGGCGGTTCGCCGCCCCGGAGAGCACACTATGAACTTCAGCAAAAACGAACGCGACGCGAAACCGTCAATTGAAACTTCGCGCGCCGAGTTTCACCACGCAAATAACTTGCAGTACGGCCGAGGACGCCTGCTCTGGGCTGGCGCGCTGCATCGAGACGACGGCACTCAACTGCCGGAGGGCTGGGTTCTGCCCGGAGGACGCAGAACTCAGGACGCACAAGAAGCGTTGCGCGCAGCCCAGTACATCGACTCCATCTCTCGCTGAGGAACGCGCCAATGAGCACCGCACTGATCCCCGTAGACCAAGTTGAACGCATGGCGCTGGCCGTCGCAAAGTCCGGCCTGTTCGGCGTCAAGACGCCAGACCAAGCGATGGCCCTGATGCTGATCGCGCAGGCCGAGGGCATGCACCCGGCCATCGCGGCCCGCGATTACCACGTCATCAATGGCCGGCCTACGCTGAAGGCCGACGCCATGCTGGCTCGCTTCCAGACCGCAGGGGGCAAGGTGGAGTGGAGCGACTACACGGACCAGCGTGTGGTCGGTACGTTTTCGCACCCCAAAGGCGGCAGCGTCACCATTGAGTGGACCGTCGAGATGGGTCGCAAGGCCGGCCTGTTGGGCAATCAGACGTGGACAAAGTATCCACGGCAGATGCTGCGTTCTCGCTGCATTTCGGAAGGCATTCGCACCGTGTTTCCTGGCGTTGTTGTCGGCACCTATTCTGAGGAGGAGGGTCAAGACATGGCCCCGCAGACTATCGTGCGCGACATGGGCAACGCCGAGGAAGTTGCCGACCCTGCGCCAGCAATTTCTGCGCCGCCCGCAGTTGACGTGGATGCGCTAATCAAGACAATCAAATCTGCCGCCACGCGAGAGTTTTTGGAATTGTTGCGCCCACAAATGCGCCGCGTGCCCAAGGG